TTTTACTATCAGCCATTCTTTACTCTCTTTCTTAAAACTTTGTTTCTTTCTTTGTTCTTTACTTTTTGTTGAGAAGATTTCTCTTTCTCTTTTAATAATTTAACAAGCTCATCAAATCTCATCTATCTTGGAATTGGTGTACCACTAAATACAGTACCTACAGCTTGTTCTAATCGAAGGTTTGATCCTTCCTCCATTAATAAATATGTTCTATCTTCTAATTGCAAGACATCATTAGGCATATCTGTCCTACGATCACGATAACGGTCTTGTCCTCTAATAGAAAATCTTTTCATCTATTGTGTTAGTTCAGTAACTCTTGCAGTTCCAGTAACAGATCCTACTCTTAGGAATGCTACTTTAGTACCTGGAGTAACTCTAAAATACTCAGGTGTGTATGCAGGTACAATCAAACTTGATGATGCAGCGGTTGGTGCAGATCCAAACTCTACATAAGCATCTACTGTACATACAATTCTAACTTCTCTAGTTTCACTTTGAAATGCTGTGCTATTTGCAGCAGATGAATCAGCAACAGCTACTGTGTGATTTGTGTCTACTTTAAATGTAGTTGGGCTTTTTGTTGTTGTCATACTTACTCCGTTAGTTCTGAAATATACAATGAACCATCACTTGCTGATCTAATAGCAGATACAATCTGACCTTCAGTAACTTTGAATACTTCATAATCTTTTGCAGCTATTGGTGTTGCAGCGTTAGTTGCAGTTACTGCTGGATTACTAATAGTAATAAAACAATCAGTCGTTGCATATACTCTAATAAATCTTACATGATCTGAAATAGCAGAACTATTTGCAGCAGTTGCTGTGTAGTCTACTTTTTTAACTACTCCACTTAATCTATACATAATACTTTCCTTTAATAGAGGGGAGACCGAAGTCTCCCCCTAATTATAATTACTGATTTATATCAGCAATAATGCCATGCGCGGCTTCGTTTCTCATTTCGAGAGTGTACTCAACTAAAAGTTGTTTCTTCTCAGAGTCACCAGTCTTTGCAAGATCAGCAACTTGGAAGTCTCTTAGATAAGCAGTTGCAGCCATATCAGACTGTAGTAAGAAAACATGTTTCTCAGCAGTCGTAGCCATAACTCTATTTGGAACAACTTGAATGTCTCCAAAGTCTGAGCTATAAACGTCAATAGCAGCATATTCAGTTCTTGATTCAGCTGGACCAAAACGAGTAGTGTTCGCATTAAATCCAGAAATCACTTGTTTAACTGAAGGTGGAACTACCAATAGATCCAAATCGCCACCAGAAACATAAACATCTTCGATAGCAGCTTTTAGGATTGTCTCAGTAAGGTCTCTGTCTGTACCATCATTAGGTAAGTCAGTTCCTCCACCAGTTGACATTGAACCAGTAGCACCTACGCTACCATTTGTTGCAATCCAAGCAGGTAAAGAACCTAAAGCTCTAGCAGCAGTTGCTGATCCAACAGCAGCTACTTGACCTTCGATAAGAGCAAACTCCATATCTTTTTTAAGTTCTTTTGATTTCTTAGCAATTTGATATGCCATTTCGTCAGCTCTACCAGCAGAATCTACAGCACTTTGCGTTCCTGATAAAGCAATTACTTTGTCAGAAATTTGTGTAAAGTTTTGCGCTCTAGTAGTAGCAGTCATAGCATCAACAGTTGCATCATCACCTTCAATTACTTTGTTGGCAGCTGGTGCAGCTAATGAATCTAATTGCCATTCATGCTTAGTAGCTTTAGCAGCGGTTCTTGGAATCGCTGAAAGTATAGGAGTATCTTCAGGGCTGATATTGTAAATAACATCCACTAAATCTTCTCTTATACCAGTTGTGTCGTACGTATCGTACAAGTTGGTTGGTTGTGCCATATTGGCCTCCTTTTTTTAATTAGAGAAAGTCTTTAAAAATCTTGGCAGCATCTTTTACTTGACCAGACTTTTTAAGACGACTTAGTTTATCTCGTCTAAGTTTTGCAGCTTCATCGGCTTTTGTTTTAGCAACGCCAGGCTTAACAACTTTAGGAGCTTTAGCAACTTTCTTTGTAACTTTAGGATTTGCTTTTCTTAGCTTATCATAAGTCATAGCATCTTTAATTAACAAGACTTGTCTTGAATCATAAATACTATTGATTTCTTGATCGCTATAACCAACACCTGATAGATATCTTCTCATATCAGATTTCATTTTGGTAGCTTTAGCAGGATCAGCAAAGTCAGGTATCAAGGTAGCAATCTTATTTTGTTGCTCCTGGATATACTTTTGAAACTCTTGCATTTGATTAGCTCTAGTTTCTTCCTGGATCATGTTTAAGTTTTCAGCACGCTTTCGCATTTTATGCTCTTGTCGCGCAGCTTCAACAGGATCATCTTCATAAAGTTTTTCAAAGTCTATATTGCTATATTCTCTTTGAAGTTCTTGTTGTGCCATTGTTGTTAATTCAGTCAACTTAGACAATTTTTGGTTAATCTCAGATTGAGATTGTTGCAATAGATCGTTGTACTTTGATTTCTCTAAAGACAATTCTGATGTCTTGCGTGTATAATCAGCTTCTCGTTGATACCCTCGAAGTAGTTCATTAAGGGTGACCTCCATCTCGCTGCCATCAACTTTGACAACATAAGAAGGTTCCTCTGAACTTTCATTAATATCTTCTTGAGCTTCTTCTTCTACAGCTTGTTCCTCTACTTCTTCAGTTTCCTGATCCATATATGGAACATCACTTAGATTAACTGTTTCATCAACAGCTTCTTCTTCAACCTTTTCAGCAGCTTCCGCAGCTTCAGTTGGTTGTTCTTCTTTTGTTTCAGCAGGTGCAGTTTCTCCAGTCATAAGACCTTTGATAACTTGGCCAGCATCAATTACATTCATAGCTTCATCAGCCATAGTTCACTCCTTTATGGTTAGTGTTATGTTAGCACTCCAGGATGGGTGGTGCTATTTCTTGCGGAGATCTTGTAATTGTTTCTCTGCAAGTTTCCCAGTCTCCATAACAGTACGGAGATGGTTTTCAACTTTACCTAATATTTGGTATGCAAGATAGATAGAAAATCTACCTTTGTCATCCGTAGGTGTAGTTTGAAATATTGCTTCTTCATAAGATTTCTTTAGTATATCTAAAGTTTCTTTGAATAAATCGTTTTCTAAAACTTCCTTGGCTCTTGTGCCTCTACTAGTCTCTTTGTGGAGATCCGACATTTATTTGTACTTCTGCCTCAGGTTGTTCTTGTTCAAATAATTTTGTAGCATCTAAAAGTTGTTTATTAGTATCACTAACACCTTTCATTTCTAATGCTTCACGCTTAATTGCTTTCTCATCTATATCAGCTTTGTATTTTAATTCAAGCTCTTTTGCTTTTGTTTCAAAGTCTAATATCATTTTTTGATATTTAAGTTCTAATTCACGCATTTTGTTTTCGTGATTCATTTGAGCTTGAGCTGCTTTTTGCTGTGTTTGAATCTGAGAAACTTTCTCGAACTCTGTTTGTTGAGGTTGTTTAGGTGGCATTTGTTGCATACCTAAAGATGGTTCAGTAAAGTATGAACCTACATCTTTTAGTCCTGCATTTTCTATAATGCGAGCCAATGTATTATAAATGTTTTGTAAGTTTACGATTGGGCCTTGTGCAGATCCTTGAAGTTTAATTGCTTCAAGTTGTCTACCAAGGATACCATTTAATATTTGTAATTGTTGATCTCTAGATCCCGTACCTAATCCTACATGGATAGTAACATTACATCTATCTCTCCATTCCATAGGATTCATAGGGATAAAATTGTTTCTAATTTTAACAATACGTTGTTTATCTTGATACTTAACAACTAATTCAAATATCTTTTTAAATATATCTTTAACACCAGTCTCAGCAAATACTCTTGCAATTAATTCTAATCTCATTTGTGATTGAGATAGAATAGTGTTTATACCAGTTGCAGTTTTATTTAATGTATCAGTATCCATACCCTGATTATATTTAGTAACACCACTACGTTCTTCTTTAATGGTATCAAGGTAAGTTAATAATGGAAATGCCTGGTTGCTTAGTGTTTGATTTTGTAAAGGCATCATAACTTGTCCAGGTGCGCCCTTTGTTCTTACAACTCCGCCCGGTCGGTTTGTTAAAAGATCATCAAGATTAACCTGACCATCCATAACAGCAACTCTGTTATTGTTTGTTAGATACATATTATCTAGTACCTGACGCATAACAGTAGATTTAATTAACTGAATGTCCTCTACTAACTCTGCAACAGATCTACCATGAAATCTATGTGGTACAATAATAGGTGTTAATGAACAGAAAGGATGAGAATCAACAGCAACATTATCAAGAATAGTATATCCACTATCACCAGCTGAAGTTATCTTTCTAAGTTCTGCAACTCCATCACCATCAACATCCATTCTAATATAAGACTCATAAACAATTACTTCTTCAGTAGATGCATCACCTACTGTTCTATCATAATCATCATCTACATTTCTGTATCTTGTGCTGCGTTCTTGATTGTATTGTTCTTTGTTTTCACTTGGTAGTGAATAAACTTTATCATAATCAAATCCCATTTCAATTAATGCACTACGAGTAGTTGGAACTCTATGACACATAAAGTTTGCATCAGCTAATGACTTAGCCTGGCGTTCAATTAAAAATTCTTCAGGTGGTATTGGTTCTATTTTAACTTTACCAAATGTTTGTTTTCTAGTTATAACAACATCATGTAGTTTAGGTGTTGGAACTTTGTTAAGCTCATCTCTCATCAATGATGCTTGTAAAGAATCTTCTTGTTCTGCTAAAACATCTTCTGCTTTTGATTTTTGTTCTAGAAATGTTTCATCTTCGTACTCAGTATGTTCTTTTACTTCAACACCATCTTCATCAACAAGCATTGTAAACTCATCATCAGATAACTTCTCATAAGTTTCTCTTTCAATTTTTTCAGAGTTATCCCAGTATACTTTACAGATACCATTCTTTTGTAGCAATGCATCTTTGAACATTGAGTATAAAACAGTAAAGCCTTCGTTATCTTTATTAAAAATATGATTAAGATAATCAGTTGCTTGTTCAGCTATTTGTACATCTTCTTGTGATACAGGTTCTACCTTAACTACATTATCACTTGCAGTAAATATTCTAAGCAATGGTGGTAAGATTGATTCAATAGTATCAGCTACATCAGTAGAAACAACTTGTGATCTACCTTCTACTTCATTACCGAATGCTTCACCAAAATAATATTCATTAGCTTTACGTCTAGATTCTGTTAATTCAGAAGAATAAAATCCATAACTATTTTTAATATGATCTCCTAAAATACCTGAGATTACATACTCGTCTAGTGGTTTACCTTTTGCCATATATTTCCTTAAACTATATATCTTGTATCTACATTCATGGGTTGCGCCCAGTCAGTTCTAGTTGGGCCATCAACAACACAGCCATATCGAAATGCATCCGCAGCATGTGAACTCCAATCGTGTAGGGGTTTATTTTTAAATGTTTGCATTCTATCGTCAAACTGTTTTCGATATTGTCGCAAACAATCAATACCATATTTACATCTGTTTTTATCAAACCAACAGTTATCTAAATTATTTCTCACAGCTTCGATACCATGATGTACTTCTAACTTAGGACATACTTCAAAGTCAATTCCTAATTCTCTTGCTACTTCTAACCTAGACTTACCAGTTCCTAGTTCTCTAGTTGTAATATCGTGTGGTGCAATATGCCTACCATAGTTATAACCTTTAGCTTCTAGTTCATTAACATAATACGCTAATGATTCACCAGAGGTTTCTAAATAATCAATCAGGTGTATCTCTGTTCCTGATCTTTGTGCAAACCATATTGAAGTTGAATCACCAATACCTAAATCCCACCATGTCTCTACATCATTGTTAGGATCATATTCAACATCAGTAATGCGATCTTCTCGTTCTGCTTTTTGTATTTGCTTACCATAGTATGCACCGCTTACTGCTGCTTGGAAGGATACTTCAAACTCTTGTTCGTACTGATCTTCTGGCATTGTAAGCCGAGCTTCTTCAAGTTCATCATCAGATATAACTTCCGTTTCAGATGCTCGATACAATTCAGCATACCAATCACCACCTCGTCTTTTAGCAAGATCATATACTTCCCAGAAATGATTATGACCCATTGGTGTTCCAATGAATATAACATATCCAAGTTTATCTGATATTGCTGGTCGTACAATCTCTGACCAGGTTCGAGGTGACATCAGAGCAAATTCATCTAAGACTACTCCATCAAATCCTAATCCACGAAGTGAGTCTGGATTATCTGCTCCAAATATTTGTATGCGTGATCCATTCCATAGATCTACTTTCAGTTCTGTTTCATGTCGTTTGCCACCAAGTTTCATTAAAGGGTCTGTATATTCTTTTAAATAGTCGTAAGCGACTGCCTTACCCTGGCGATAAGTTGGTGCTATATACGCCAATCTTGCATTTTGTATTTCACAAGCAGTCATCACTAAGTGATTAACTGCGAGAACTGTTTTGCCAAATCGTCTATGACAAACTAAAACATTAAATCGTTTTAGCTCGTTGTGTATTTTTTCCTGTAGAGGTCTTGGCTCGTAAGGAATATGTATTTCCATTATTTCTTTTTACGCCATCCTATTGTAACTGCAATAGGTTTATCTTCATCTCCTGAAATAGTTTTATTAACTGATGCTAATTTAGAGTGAACAAATGGTGCAGCTTCCTTTGCTGCCCACATCTTCTTTTCAATAGATACTTTAGGATTATTCAACATATTCAACATATACTTTAAAGGTGTAGTCTGTCCTTTACCAAGTTCTGCTGCTAAGCGTTCTGCTTTTGTTCCTGCTTTAATTCCTTTAGGTCTAGCCATTACGATAACAATCCCATCATATTTGCCATAAGCATTTTATTTAATTGTTTTGGACCCATTGTCATATTGCCTGGAGTTATATTTCTTTTAGGCATACCCATAGGATCTACTCCTGGTCTAAAGTTTGGTGTTATTGCACCTGGCATCATGTTTGGACCAGCTGGTGTATTAGGCATCTTAGGCATATTATCACCTGGATAAAAAGGTTGTGGTACTTGCTTAGCTTCAGGGAATCTTTGTGACATATTTTGCAATGTAGGGAATAATTTATTCATAGTGGGTGAACCTTTAAGTGCATCCTGTCTAATCTTGTCCATGATGTTAGGACCAAATTCTCCTTGTACTGCGTTCATAATTTGTTCTGCTCTTGGTCCTTTGATTTCTCCACGAAATACTTTTACTGCATCTAGATATAGCTGTTGTTCGCCTTGATCTCCATACATTTGATAATCAGCTAGGTCTACACCTGGCTTCAAACCAAATACTTTCATAATATCTGCATTATTTTTTACTTTCATACCATCGAATCTAGAATTTTTACCAACAACTTTGTTGTTTTGCAATTCAACGACATCATTATCAACAGTAGCTAATTTTATTGACATAGTTTCTCCTTATATATTAACAATTCCAAGCTCGTAATGATTTATTTATTCTAGAGTTTGGATCTCGTGCAGTCTTTGCACTTGTGAGTTTCTTTTTCATGCCTTTCATTCTAGCACAGAAAGATGCTCTGCGTTTATTACCCTTTTTTTTGCTGGGAGCTTTCAGTTTACCGCCAGTAGCTTTGTTATAACTAGCTCTACCCTTGGCATTCAATCCACCTGACTTGCTTTTACCTGCTTTTCTTTGCCATGCTGGTGTTTTATAAGCCATTTATCTGTATCTCCTAGTTTTTTTAGCAATACTCTTGGGTTGTTTAACGTGTTGTTTACCTTTTTTAGTACCTTTACGCTTGGCTCTGCTTGTTGCTGCGTATTCAGCAGGTGTTAAAGCCTTGATTGCAGCAGAAGGTAGGTATCTTTCTCCTGTCTTAGCAGAAGGTTTACCAGATTTGGTACGCCATTTCTGTTTAGTCCAGTTCTTTAGCGATTTTTGTGACTTCTTGAGAGCCATTATCGGTAGCCACCACCTGCAGCCTTATAAGATTTAGCAAGCATCTGGGCTTTTCGTGCAGACCATTGTCCTGGTTTGCCACCCTTGCTACCTGCCTTAATGCGATTGAACAATCTCTTACGCATTGTTGGCTTGGTGTAGTTACCTGCCTTGTTTACTGTACTCTTTTTAGCCATAAAACTTCTTGTTCTTCTTTTGTACTACCATATCAGGCTTCTTATCGTCATTGCTCTTAGCCTTCATAATCTTATCTTGTAAGAACTTGGGTAGTGTTTTTTGTTTCTTTGAAAGAGAAGACATTACTTCATGCCTCGCATCATTTTCTTTTTAGTCTTCTTCTTCATGTTTTTCTTCTTGGCTCTTTTCTTCATTCCGCTCATTTTTCTCATGGTATAATCTCCTGTATGATTGTCGTTTGAGTACGGTGTCGGAATAGTATTCCTGACTCCAGTTATTATAGTATCCGATTTTAGCTAGAGCTGCCGAGGCATCTTCTAGTTCTTTGAATGGCTGGATAAGTACCATAAAGAATTCATTCTCTGGTTGCCAATCCCCTTCCATAAACCCCTCGTCTTCTTCTTCAGGGTATGAGGGCATTAGATAGGTGTTTAAAGGCACATAGATGTGGTTTAAAGCGTGTATATAGTCATGTAGGGTATCTGGGGTCATCTCCATATCAGAACACGCTAGAATAATCAATTTTAAGCGATTCTCATGCAAACCCCCTGCCTCGGTAATTACCTCTTTGAGGAAGTCCTCTGCCTTCTCAACCTCTACAATCTTTATTTCATTATTGAGTCTGGCTTGTTTAGCGTACGGACATATGGGGAACTTGCCACGCTTCGGTTCAATATGTTCTATTGCCCATGATAATATATCTTCTGTGATTGTTCTCATGCTGTAGTGTGGGGAGTACAGAAAGGATCTAACAAACCCCCCACTCCTTGAATATCGTTAAGTATCGCTTCAATGTCAACACTTTGTTTGGATACCTCCTATATATATATATCGTCATCCGTTATATAATTACGCCCTATACCGTTTACAAACCCCCCTTACGAGCTTTGCTCGTAGGCGTTGGTAACGCCAGCATGGAGTTGGCT